ACCGGCCAGCGCTGGTGATGATGCCCCACGCGGACTATGCGCTCTTGCGCCGCCGGCGTCAGGACGACGACGCGGCCGCGCGACTGTGGGCGGTGACGCTGTGAGTATCCCTATTTCCGCACAGGATGCCCGTGGATGCCCCTCAGATGCCCCAGATTCAACGAAAGGGCCACGAGACGATGAATGACGAGACAACCCCCCGTAGCGTCGCTCTTAGCGCCCCTGAGACCTTCCCCAACCCCGGCATCACCAGCGTGGCGCTGACGATGGCTGACGTGCCCGGTCGCTGTCTCCTCGCTGACGATACCTGCACCTTCGACGTGCTGGCCTGGTACGGGCCGCGTCAGGAGTGCGTCACGCTGGAATGGTTCGCCGGCACCGTGCGCCGTCTCACCGCCGAACCGATCACCGCGGAGGGACTCGCCGTGGCACTCCGGGACGCGTTTCGGGAGGTGATGAGCGATGCGTGGGCACGGGTTAAAGTCAGGCACCACGAAAAAGACGGCGTCGCGCTCGAAGTGGAAGTGTAGCGTGATCTACTTGTCGGGAACCCTGCACCGTGACCTCTACGGCGTGCCCGGTCTTGGCATGATGTTGTCGCCAGCTTCGTCCAAGCCCGTCCCCGCGGGCATGGTCTGGGCGGCAGACAACGGCGCCTTCCTCGGCAAGTATCCAGGCGACGCTGCGTTCCTGGCCTGGCTCGACACGATGCCGCGCGCTGGCTGCCTCTTCGCCGTCGCCCCGGATGTCGTCGGCGATGCTGCGGCCACATGGGAGCGAAGCGCCCCACTGCTGCCGCACCTGCGGGCACGTGGCTATCGCGCCTGCCTCGCAGCGCAGAACGGTTGGCGTGCCGCGGCCGTCGATTGGCGGCTCGTGGATGCGATCCTCTTGGGCGGCGATGACGCCTTCAAACTCGGCGCCGAGGGGCGACAGGCGGCGTGGGACGCACGCGCGCACGGCCGGCATCTGCACGTCGGGCGTGTCAACTCGCTGCGCCGGCTGCACTGGGCGGCGGGGATCGGCGCGCACTCCGCCGATGGCACGTCGATCCGTTTCAATCCCGGCCGATACATACCGGAGATGAGACGGTGGATAGCGACCGTCAACGCGCCGCGGCTGCTTGACGTGGCGGCGGTAATGGGAGGGAGTGCGTGATGGTTGAGATGGTGGCCCGGCAACGGACGATCCCTCCTTTTCCGTGGTCGCAGCTGCGCTTTATCCTCACCTCCGCTGGCGACTATTCCTCCGACCGCAGCCTGTCGCCCGTCGGCGGCCGCGCGCACGACCCGGATAGTGACCACTTCGATGGCATCCGCGGCGCGACCATATCCCGCGCCAACGCCGGGCCCGTGCGTACCGCGATTCAGCGTGCGTTCCTCGAATCGAGGGCGCGTCACCGGCTGCACGCGACGCATTGGCGGGTGCTCGTCGCGTGCGAGGTCGGCATGGTCCAGCGCCCGGACCGCCGCGGCCGTCTCCAATGGGTCGTCTATTCCGCCGATCATCCCAACGCCGTTGTTCCCGATGACGAGGCCGCACGCATGTTCGGCATCGCGGTTGCCTCGGTGCGCACCTACCACTCGCAGGTGCGTACGGCGATTGAAGACGAATGGGAAGACCTGCATGCGGGCTGGTCTCTTGACGGGACTTGACAAGACGGCGGTCGCGTCAATATGATTTTACTGAACACTAAAACTGTGCCCGGCAGAGCGCTGGGTTTTCTTTTGTCTCGCGTATGACTGCGTATGCGGAGTGTTCTCATGCCGCGCCGTGTCCTTGCCGCGGGCGAGATCGAGATCATCAAAAATGCCTTCGCCAATGGTGCGACCATTGACGGGGCGGCGAAGGCCGCGGGCGTCTCGTGGTCCACCGCACAGAAATACGTGTCATTCCGTGATGAATATGAGGCTTTACGAGAGCAAAAACGCCAGGAACTGATCGCCCAGACCGCCGCCGACTATGTGCCGCAACTGCTTGCAGGGATCGGCGAGTACCTCGCACATATCCGGCAACCCGCGGTGATCGCTGAAACCGATGCGCGTGCGGCGATCGTCGTCATCGCCACCGCGATCGATAAGGTCCTCCTGCTGACCGGTCAAGCGACGGAGCGCAGTGAGTATGTCCACACCGACGACGCCCGCAGCCGATTACTCGCACGCTATGACGAGTTGGCCGCCCGACGTGCGGCGCGCGGTGATCGAGAGTCTGACGGAAGCGGAGGCTGAAGCCCTCCTCTACGACTGGCCCGCCTACGCGCGTCCCGAGCAACTGGCGCCACCGGGTGAATGGCAGGGCTGGCTCATCATGGCAGGGCGTGGGTTCGGGAAGACCCGCGCTGGCGCCGAGTGGACGCGGGAGAGCGCCAAGCACTTCCGCTTCGTGAACATCATCGGCGCCACCGCAGACGACGCACGCGACATCATGATCGAGGGTGAGAGCGGTTTGCTCGCCATCTGTCCGACCGATGAACGGCCGCGCTATAAGCCCAGTTCGCGTTCGCTCGAATGGCCCAATGGGGCTCGGACGCTGATCTTCACGGCCGACGAACCGGACCGATTGCGGGGCAAGCAGCACGAACGACTCTGGGGGGACGAGTTAGGCGCCTGGCGCTATCCGGAATCATGGACGCAGGCGATGCTCGGCCTCCGCCTCGGCCCTGACCCACGCTGGTGCGGCACAACGACGCCGAAGCCGACCGCGCTCATCCGGGAACTGGTGGCCGATCCGACGGTCCACGTCACGCACGGCACGAGTTATGACAACCGTGACAACCTGGCGGCCGCGTTCTTTGCGACGATCATTCGTCGGTACGAAGGAACGCGCATCGGGGCGCAGGAGCTGATGGGGCAGCTGCTGACGACGGTCGTTGGGGCGCTTTGGAACTACGACTCGTTCCAGCGCCGTCCCCGTAGCGAAGACTACACCCGCGTGGTGGTCGCGATCGACCCCGCCACGAGCGCGAACGAGGGCTCCGACGAGACGGGCATCATCGTCGCCGGCACGCGAGCCGACGGCACGTATGACGTGATCGCGGACCGCTCCTGCAAGGCATCACCTGACGGGTGGGCACGGCGGGCGCTCGCCGCCTTCGATGAGTTCGCGGCCGACCGGATCGTTGCCGAGGTGAACAACGGCGGGGACATGGTTGAGGACACGCTACGCACACGCCGGCGTGAGATTCCCTACACGAAGGTGCATGCATCCCGCGGGAAGGCGATCAGAGCGGCCCCGATCGCTGCCCTCTATGAGCAAATGCGCGTCTGGCACGTCGATGACCGCGATGACATCCGTGAGAGCGTCTTTGCGGCGCTTGAAGATCAGATGACGTCCTGGACCCCGGAGGGCGGCTGGAGCCCGGACAGACTGGATGCCCTCGTCTGGGCCCTGACGGAGCTCAGTTCGGGTGCGTGGGGGCCAGTTACCTACGCGCCATCGCTGTATGAATGAGGTAACACATGAGCATGAGTTATCTCTTCAACAGCCAGGGCATCCTCGCCGACGCCAACGCCGATGAGGTGGCGCGGGCGCGAAAGATCCGCAATGCCTGGCTCGCCTATCAGGGTGACACGCCCAAGCCGCTGGTGAGGAAGCCGGGGCAGGCGGATGATAACGTCTGCGTCAATCTCGCGCGTCTCTCCGTCGATACGAGCGCCTTCTCTCTCTTCGGACGCGATCTGGAGTTCGAGATCGCCGACACCGAACAGGACACCCCCGGCGTCGATGCGACCGGCGACATGCTGCCTGCCGTTGATGTCGAGACGCCTGCCGATGTCTACCTCGAAAACGTCTGGGCGGCGAACAAGCAACAGACGTTCCTGCTCAAGGTTGGCCTGAACGGCGCGGTCTGCGGTCAGGCGTTCATCAAGATCTGCGAGCCGCGTAACGGGCAGCAGTGGCCGCGCCTGATCAATCTCGACCCGGCCTGCATGCGCGTGGACTGGATGCCGGACGACATCGACACCGTTTATCGGTATGTCTACACCTATCGTGCGATCGATCCGCGCACCCGCCGGCCGATGGTCTATCGCCAAACGACCGAATGTGACCCATCCGGTACGCAGTGGACGGTGCGCGATGAGGAGTCCCGGCCGGACAGCAGCGTCTGGACGCCGGTATCGCAGAACGTCTGGCCGTATCCCTGGCCGCCCGTGATCGATTGCCAGAATCTGCCCGCTCCGAACGAGTACTGGGGGATCAGCGACCTCGAAGAGGACGTCCAGGAGCTGGGAACGGCAATCAACTTCGTGCTCTCGAACACGGCGCGCATCATTCGCTTCCACGCGCACCCGAAGACGTGGGGCAAGGGCTTCGTTGCAAATGACCTCAAGACCGGACCCGATCAGGTAACGATCCTGCCGAACGCGGACGCCGCACTCGCGAACCTCGAAATGCAGAGCGATCTCGCCAGCAGCATCGCCTACTACGAGCGGGTGAAGGCTGCGTACCACGAGACGACGCAGGTGCCGGAAGTGACGACGGGGAAGTTCGACAACATCGGCCAACTCTCCGGCCTCGCGTTGCAGATCCTCTATGGCCCGCTCTTGCAGCGCACGCAGGTGAAGCGACGCACGTACGGGGACATGCTCGAAGAACTCAATCGCCGACTGCTCGACTTCGGCGGCTTCGGTGACGCGAATCAGGTGGTGACGCACTGGCCAGAGATCGTGCCTTCTGATCCTCAGGCCGAAGCGCAGATGCTCCAGACGCACGCCGCCATGGGCATCGTGAGCAAGGACACGATCGCAACCAAGCTCGGCTATAACACCGCGCTCGAGCAAGCGAAGGTCGCAACAGAGAAAAAGGCCGGCATGCAGCGGATAGGGGACATGCAAGGCGCGATGCGGCAGGACGAGCCGCCCAACTTCCAGGGAGGGTGACACCGTGACGCACAAGACCATTGCTACCATCCTGCTCGTCGTTGGCGCGATTCTGCTCGTGATCGAATGGCTGTTGCACATGGCGAAGCGTGAAGCCCTGCGACTCGACCTCGTGGGCTGGGCGTGCTTCATCGTAGCGGTCGCGTTCCTCGCGCCATGACGGCAAATAATCCGAAGGAGTAGCACCCACGATGGATGAGAGCACCACGACCACCGCGGCCCAGGCGGCTGCCGATGGTCAGGCCACGACGGCCACCACCCCGGAGACGACGGAGACGACCGGCCAGGAGCCGAAGACGTTCGATGCCGCCTATGTCCAGCAACTGCGCAACGAGGCCGCAAAGTCGCGCCGTGAGGGCAATGCCCTCGCCGCGAAGCTGAAGGAACTCGAAGACGCCAGCCTGACCGAAGCGGAGCGCACGAAGAAAGAGCGCGACGACGCGGTCGCAGAACTGGCGCGGACGAAACTCGATCTGCTGCGCGCCCGTGTCGCCGCGAAGCACAACCTGCCTGAAGCGCTTGCGAATCGCTTGCAGGGCGCGGATGAGGCCGCGATGGAAGCGGACGCGAAGGTGCTTGCAAAGCTGGTGGTGCCGCCGGCGTCAAGCGGCGCGGCAGCCAACGGCGCGAGCGGCCGCGGTGATCGGCAACTGACGCGGGATCAACTGCGTGGCATGACTGCTCAGCAGATCGCCGCGCTTGACCCGGCGGTGGTTCGGGCGGCGCTTTCCCCCTAAGCCGCTCAAGAAAAGGACAGCACGATGTCACTTGAGAACTTCATCCCATCCGTCTGGGCGGGAACGCTCCTCCGTGCGCTGGACACCGCGCTCGTCTACCGCAGTGTGATGAACACGGACTACGAGGGCGAGATTCAGGGCTACGGCTCGTCCGTGCGCATCAACCAGATTGGTGATGTGACGGTCAGCACGTATGCGAAGAACGTGGACATCAACAGCCCGGAAGCGCTGACGGATGCACAGGTGATGCTCGTCATCGACCAATCCGGCTACTTCAACTTCCAGATCGATGACGTGGACAAGGCACAACAGCAGCCGAAGGTGATGGAGGAAGCGATCCGACGGGCGGGCTATGGCCTGCGGCGGAAGGCGGATTCCTACTGCGCCGGCCTCTACACGGACATTTCGGCCACCAATCAGGTCGGTTCGGACGCGTCCCCGATCACGGGCGCATGGTCCGCGGCCGGCACGATGGCGTATGACCGCCTCGTGGACATCGGCGTGCTGCTCGATAACCAGGACATTCCCGATGACGGCCGCTTCGTGGTGATTCCGCCCTGGTTCGAAGCGTACCTCCTCAAGGACGCCCGGTTCGTCGGCTACGGCACGCCCGGCCAGCTGGAGATGTTGCTGAACGGATTTCGCGGTGAATCGATCACCCAGCCGAATAACGGCGGCGGACCCGGAGCACTGCCGATTGGGCGGGCGGCCGGTTTCGACATTTACAAGTCGAATCAGGTGCCAAACACGACAGCGACGAAATACAAGATCATCGCCGGTCATCCGATGGCATGGTCGTTCGCATCGCAGGTCGTCGAGGTGGACGCCTTCCGGCCGGAACGACGGTTCGCGGATGCGGTCAAGGGGTTGTTTGTCTACGGCGCGAAGATCCTGCGCCCGAACGCCCTGGCGCTGCTGACCGCCAACCCGACGTAGTTCGCCCTTCCGGTTGGTACGTTGATGCAACACAAAGGAGCGACGCCCCATGGCGCGGACACAAATCCCCATCACGAACCTGCTCGCCAACACCGGCATCGCCGCCCCCGCAGGGACTGCGGTTGATCCGGCCAACGGTCATTACGTCGATGTGAGCGGGCTTTCGGGTCGGCTTGAGATCTATGTCAACAACACGGTAGCGGCGACGAAGGTCGTCACGGTCAGGGCCGGCGTCGGACCGCCCGCATTCCGCAAAGACCTCGGCGACCTCACGTATACGGTGGCGGCATCGTCCGCCGCCTATATCGGCGGGTTGGAGTCCGCACGCTTCGTCCAGGCGGCAGGCGGCACGGACGGCGGCACGGGCGGGCGGATCTTTATCGATTTGGCCGCCGGTATCACGGGCACCATCGCCGCAATACAGGTAGCGGCAAACGTCTAAGCACCACCGAGAATCCCCGATAGGAGACGAGAGCAATGGGTAAGAATCCAAAGGCCGCCACGCACGATGAGTCGGCCACGCACACAACGGAGCGGGCTGCTCCCGCTCCCGAGGCTGACGAGCAGTCCACCACCGCGGCGGAGCAGGACGCCATCCCGGACTCGGGCGACAACACCGTCTGGCTCCAGACGGGCACCGGCACCTGGCACGTGGAAGTTGGCTCGGAGACGTATACCCGACTGATGGCGGAGGGAGCGACGGAAGTCCCGCCACCCGCTGATGCGCAGGAAGGGGCAGACGATGGCACGCGCGACGCTGGCGGAGATCATCGCCCGAGTCCGTCTGCTGGTTGACGACCGCGCGACGCCACCAACGTTCAGCGATGACGAGATCCAGGACACGCTCGATCAGCGGCGCAGCGACTTTTTCCAGGAGCCGCTGACGGAGCAAGTGACGTTCTTCGCCGGCAAGGCCGCGGCATGGCTGGACTACTATGCGCCGTTCGATCAGCAATGGTGGGAAGGCGACGTCCAGCTGTACGCCAATACCTTCGCGCCGATCACGCCGGCGACGAGTGACCTTTCCGGCGGTCACTGGACGTTCGCAACGAGCCAAACCCCACCCGTCTACATCACGGGCAAACTGTTCGATCTGTACGCGGCGGCGGGTGATCTGCTCGAACTGTGGATCGCGCAACTGAAACTGGAATACGGCACGACACAGGAGACGAACGTCTATAACCGTAACGAGCGGATCGCGACGCTGACCGGCCTCGCGGCGAAATATCGGGCGACGCAAGCGGTGAAACAGATCACGATGACCCGCCCCGACGCGACCGTCAGCGGTTGGAGGTAGCGATGAGCTTCGTGCCGCCGACCGCTGACCTCGACTGGATGGTGCGTGACGCCACGGCCGCCATGATCCAGACGGGCGAGATTCAAGCGCCCACGCTGGTAGATGATGGCGGCGGCGGCGGCATGATGGCGTGGACGACCGTCGCGACGGTGCCATGCAGCATCATGCCGTTCCGGCAGCGTGATGCGGAGATCGTCGTGTCCGATGTGCAACAGACGAGCATCCTCTTTATGGCAACCCTGCCGCTCGGTACCGTGATCTCACTCGATCAGCGACTCGTCATCGGCACGCAGATCCTGTCAATCCTGACCCCGATCATCGCTTCGTACGCGACGAGCCTCCGTCTCGTCTGCAAGGAGGTCATCTAAGTGGAGCAGCCGGAGCAGATGATTATCATTGAGGATCAAACAACGAAAGCTCAATACGCTGTTCAGCCGGAGGACTACGAGCGCGGCAAGGACGGGGCGTACGCCGGGTACACCGTGGTCTCCAACGAGGACGGAACGCCAGTGGAAGAGCCCGCCGACTCGCTGGATGCGCCGGCCGAGACAAACGCGAAGAAGAAGGCGTCCTAATGCCCGTGCGCGTCGAGATCATTCGCAACGACTTTGCCGCGATCGCCGCCCGCCTCCCCGGGGCCGTCGATCCGATCGTCGCCGAGGCAGCGGCCGCGGTCGAGCGTGACTGGAAGGCGGGCGTCCACGTGCGCACGGGGCACTATCGCGACAGTATTCACACGACGCGCATCGGGTCCGGTGACTACACGGTCACGAGCGATGTCCCGTACGCCGTCTTCCAGGAGAACGGCACGCGGTACATGGCGGCGCACCCGGCGATGATCCCCGCCGTGGAACGTCAGCGGCAGCCCTTCATCAACAGCCTGTCGCACCTCGAGAGCGAGTTAGCGTAATGGTTCTCCTTTTCGATGAACGTCATGCATGTGAGCGTGTAGTGCGCTACACGGCATGACGTTCATCGAATCGCACAACAGTCATTTCACAAACAGCGGCAGTGCGATAAAGGAGAACCATATGGCTACCATCGTCACCGCCGAGAAGTGGATCGCCACGACGCTCAAGGGCGATTCCGTCTATATGGGTGCGAGTCCGGGCGGGGTTTATCGCCGCGAGGCGCCACAGAACGCCGCGCTGCCCGTGACCGTCTTCCAGAACCAGGGCGGCGGTTCGGTGAGCGTGATGGAGGTCGCCGGCGTGCGCATCATGGCGAACGCGCTCTATCTCATCCGGTTGATCCACCCTGGCAACTCCATCGTGGCGATCGAGGCGGGCGCGGACCGGATGTATACGCTCCTGCACCGCAAGAGCGCCACGCTCTCCGGCGGTCTCGTCCTCTCGTCGATTCAAGAGGATGAGTACGAATCCTTCTATGAGGACGGCGACGAGGACTTTGTGGAG